AAAGCATTACGCCAAGTGGGAACGAAATCGTAGTAAGCCTGATTGGTGGACTACACAACACAAGGAGGTTGCATGAAACTAAGACTACTAGAAAACGCTAGACTACACCTACGAGGAAACATTGCCAAGCATGTTGCTAATGTAGAGGTATTACTAGAACAACCATCAGGAGTTGCAGAACACCCTGATATAATTGAAACAATTGAAAAAGAATTAGCATTCATAGCTGAGTATGACGACAAGCTAGAGATGCTTACTAAATATTTTTAAAATGAAAAACTTTTCTTTTCATATTATTTATGGTATAATAATTTTTACAATGCTTGCAGTCTTTTCTTCTTCAAATGTTATTGAAGATGAATTAAGAATAGAAGTAGCATGTAAAGATTTTTTATTAGAACTATTGGAGAAACAAAGATTATGAATTATGTAATGGAACAATCTCAATATCAAAGAGAGCTGAGTAAAAATCAGTACCGAGATTTTATTAAATACATTGACGATAACTATGATGAAATGTATGGAAACAAGATAAGTTATACAGTGCGTAAAGACGGTGATAACTTTATTGTAACACTATCACAGAATAGTGTGATAGATTTTGAAGATATTTTCAAATAGGGTATTGACTTTTGTATGGAGATAGTGTAGTATAGGTAATTCATGAGTAACCAACATTTCTTACAAGCCCTCTATCTCCAATTAAAAAGGGTTGGTTCAGTCTCTACTGAAACTCCGAGAGTAGTTTGCTCACAACTCTCCCAATTTTTAACGACTTCTAAAACTTAATCATAGGAGGTAAATATGATAGTAGAAGGAACTGCGTATTGGGCAAGTATTAAGACACCTAATACGACTTTTGAACCTATGTACACAGTCAACCTTGTGGTTGATCAGGAGACAGCAGATGACTTTGCTTCTCGTGGACATAGTGTAAAGCAGATGGATGAAGGTCCTGCTTTAGTTATCAAGAGAAAGGTGAATGGTCCTAATGGAATGGTTAGGTCAGCACCTAGGCTTCTTGATCAGAACAAGCAAGAAATAAATCTAGCTGTTGGTAATGGCTCTAAGGTTAGAGTACAGTGCAATGAGTATGCTTGGGAGTATGCAGGTAAGGCAGGTAAAAGCCTTGACTTACAGGCTGTCCAAATAGTAGACCTTGTAGAGTACAAAGCCGAAGACGGGTCTGAATTCTTTGATGGTAACGAGGAGTTTTAATAATGATCGTTACCATTAAGAATGATGAAGGAGAGTTTCTCTTTGACATCAGTAAAATCGAGGATGCTACTAAGAAGCAGGAAGCCGGAGTAATTATACAGAAGGTTGGCACACTTAGTACCACAATCGAAGCTCTAGACTTTGCATCACGAACTCACCGAGCTAACTTAGAAAAGTTGCTTGAGACTTGTGAAGAAGCAAAGATAGAGCAAGAAGAAACTGAGCAATCAGATTCTTAATTTAACTCGGCTAGGTGTAAAAGCCTAGCCACTTTTATTGGAGATAGAATGCAATTAGAAAAAAGTAAATTTGTTAGACACAGACTACCATGTCCTAAGTGTGGTGGCTCTGACCCAGTATCAATGAATGAAGATAAGTCTGCTCACTGCTTTAGTTGTGAGGCACACTTTGCAAACTATCCGGAAGCAACTCAAGGTAAAATAGTGGAAGTAGAAACAAAACCAAAGAACACTTTCCTCAATACTTATACAGGTAGCTTCGGAGCTTTGACAGACAGAGATATATCTGAAGCCACCGCTAAAAAGTATGGGGTTAGACGAGTAATAAATCCTAACAACCAAGTCACTCAACATATTTATCCATTGTTTAATGGTAATGAAGTGGTGGGAACTAAGACTAGGTTTGTGGAGAATAAGAACTTTTCCTTTGCTGGAACTTATGAAGGCACTGGATTGTTTGGAGAACAACTCTTCAGAAACACAGGTGGTAAGTACCTAACAATTACTGAAGGTGAATGTGATGCTATGGCTTGTTATGAATTGATGCAGTCCAAGTGGGCTTGTGTCTCTTTGAAACGAGGTGCATCAGGTGCAGTAAAAGATATTAGAGAAAGCATTGAGTTTGTTGAGTCATTTGAAAATGTAGTATTATGTTTTGATAATGATAAGGCAGGTCGGGAAGCTGCTAGGAATGTTGCAAGAATATTAAAGCCCGGCAAGGCTAAGATCATGACATTCCCTAATGGCTACAAAGATGCTAATGATATGCTTAGAAATAAAAAGTTTCAGGAGTTCATGTCTGCGTGGTGGGAGTCTAAGACTTACACACCATCAGGTATCCTTGAACTGTCTGCTCAGAGGAACGACTGGCTTCATAGGGAAGTCAAAGAAAGCATAGCCTATCCTTGGGAAGGACTGAATAAAAAGTTGTATGGTCTTAGGAAAGGTGAGCTTGTTACTCTGACAGGTGGAACAGGACTTGGTAAATCTTCTGTGACACGAGAGCTTGAACATTGGCTTATCAAAAATACTGAAGACAATGTAGGTATTATAGCTCTTGAAGAGAACTGGTTGAGAACTGCTGACGGTATCATATCCATTGAAGCTAATGATAGAATCTATCTTACTGAGAGACGTAATCAATACAGCGAAGAACAGCTAGTCAATTTATTTGATAAGGTCATACCTAAAGGTCGTGTCTATATTCATGCTCACCTAGGTGCAACTGATATCGAAGAAATATTTTCCAAGCTACGATACATTATTGTAGGTTGCGAATGTAAATGGGTAGTGGTTGATCACTTACACATGCTTGTCAATGTCTTATCTGAAGGTGACGAAAGACGAGGTATTGATATGCTGATGAATAGATTGCGTAGTCTTGTTGAAGAAACTGGAGTAGGTATGATACTTGTATCTCACTTACGTAGAGCCAGTGGTGACAAAGGACACGAGAACGGTGTTGAAGTTTCTCTGTCCCACCTCAAAGGCTCTCAAGGTATTGCACAGCTTTCTGATTGTGTGATTGCACTAGAAAGAAATCAACAGGCTGAGAATCCTGAAGAAGCTAACACTACTAAAGTTCGTGTTCTTAAATCAAGATATACAGGAGACACTGGACTTGCTTGTAGTTTACGGTATAATAATGAAACAGGTAGACTGTTTGAAGTAACTGAGGAGGAAACATTTGACAATGAATCAGAATTCTAAAATAGTATTTGACATTGAAGCTGATGGTTTAAAACCAACCAAGATACATTGTATTGTAGCTAAAGAAGTTGGTGGTCCCATCCATAAGTTTCCACCTCACAAACTTCAAGAAGGTTTAGAGTTTTTAAAATCCTCTGATGTTCTTATTGGTCACAACATCTTAAGTTTTGACTTGCCGGTTATCAAACGACTGCATGGTGTAGACCTATTCGATAAGAGCATCGAGGATACCTTGGTTATGTCAAGACTTTTCAATCCTATTCGTGAGAACGGACACAGTTTGAAGACTTGGGGTTATCGTGTTAACTTTGCAAAGCAGGAACAACCACTAGACTTTGAAGAGTATTCACCTCAGATGCTAGAGTATTGTGCTAATGATGTTAGACTTAATGAGTTAGTCTATAACTATTTAGTAAACGAAGGTCAAGGATTTAGTGACGAGTCTATTAACTTGGAACATGCAGTTGCTAAACTGATGGCAAAACAAGAAGCAAATGGATTTAAGTTTGACGAGAAACAAGCCACGTTATTGTTAGCTGATTTAAAAACTAAAATGAATGAGGTAACTGATGAAGTGCAGAGAACATTTCAACCTAAGTGGGTGGATGATAAGTTAGTTACACCATATATCAAGAAAGATGGTACACTTTCTAAACGTGGATTGACTGATGAAGAATATGAAACACTACTAGTCAGTGAAGATTACAGTCCTTTCATGAGAAAAAAACTACAAGAGTTTAATCTTGGCAGTCGTAAACAGATCGGTGAATACTTGATAGACTTTGGTTGGAAGCCTGTAAGATTTACTCCTACTGGTCAGCCCATTGTTGATGAAGGAACACTGAAAAAGATAGAGCATATCCACGAAGCTAAACTTATAGCTGACTTTCTTCTCTACCAAAAACGTATAGCTCAGATACAGTCGTGGCTTGATGCCTTGGAAGATGATGGACGGGTGCATGGGTCAGTAATTCCTAACGGAACTATTACTGGAAGAATGTCTCATAGCCATCCTAACATGGCTCAAGTCCCTGCTGTTTACAGTCCTTTCGGTAAAGAGTGTCGAGCCTGTTGGACTGTTGATGAAGGTAATGTTTTACTTGGAGTTGATGCTTCAGGTTTAGAACTTAGAATGTTGGCACACTATATGGATGACAAAGAATATACAAACGAGGTAATTAATGGAGACATACATACAACTAATCAAACGCTTGCAGGACTTAAATCAAGAGATACAGCAAAAACATTTATCTATGCACTCATTTACGGAGCAGGAGATGCTAAACTTGGGTCGGTGGTTGGTGGCTCTAGAAGACACGGTTCAGAACTTAAACAGCGTTTCTTCGATAATCTCCCATCACTTAGAAATCTTAAAGACAGAGTACAGAAAGCTGCGAAGAGAGGATTCCTTAAAGGATTAGATGGTAGAAAGATTCATATAAGAAGTGAACATGCTGCTCTCAATACTTTACTACAAGGTGGTGGTGCTATTGTTATGAAGAAAGGATTAGAAATACTTTGTAGTCGTTTAGAACTTAGCATGACTCCTTTTAAATTAGTAGCTAACATCCATGATGAATGGCAGATAGAAGTCTCTGAATGTAGAGCAAACAAGGTTGGACAATTAGCAGTTAGAAGTATTCAAGAAGCAGGAGAATATTATCAGATGCGATGTCCATTAGATGGTGAATTTAAAATAGGGAGAAACTGGAGTGAAACTCATTAGTAAAGGAAAAGGAAGACTAAATGTAAACAGGAAGGGAGACCTTGCTGAATATTATGCAGTCACTTGGTTGTGGGATAATGGTTATGAAGTCTTTCAAAATGCAGGATGTACTGGTCCTGTTGATTTGATAGCCCTTGATAAAAATAATAATGTTCTTTTAATAGATGTTAAGTGTGACTCATGGAGCACTCAAGTACAGAGAAAAGTTTTTAAAAGTCCTAGAACAAAAGAACAAATAGCAATGGGAGTTCAGATCTTACGATTCAATCCCGATACAAGAAAATTAAAATTTGTGGAGCATAGAAATGAAGAAGAAACTTGATACAGTTGTTCAAGATATCTACGATAAAGTAGCTATCCTTGGAAGAGGAGAACCTATTGATGTAAGTGAAGAAGACTTAGATAAGTTTGCTGAGTTTATGAAACAAGCATTAAAGGATTGGTTAACTCCTCGTGCTAACAAAGACTTTACCTTACGTATGTCTAACGTTGGTAAACCAACAAGACAATTATGGTACGAACAAAACTCTAAGCGTGAGCCTCATGCTATCAAACCCGAAACCATGATTAAGTTTTTGTATGGTCATTTACTTGAAAGAGTTGTATTGTTCTTGACAGAACTTGCAGGTCATGAAGTTACTGACGAACAGAAAGAAATAAAAGTTAAAGGCATCATGGGACACATGGACTGTAAGATTGATGGTGAAGTTGTTGATATCAAATCAGCATCAGGTTATGCATTCAATAAATTTAGAAACGGTACTCTTGCTGAAGAAGATAGCTTTGGATACATGTCTCAACTAGCGGGGTATGAGAAAGCGGAAGGTACAACAGGTGGTGGATTCTTGGCTATCAATAAAGAGACTGGAGAATTAGCACTTTTTAAACCTCAAGAGCTTGACAAACCTAATATAGATGTTAAAATAAATAAGGTTAAGTCTCAGTTAAAGAAGGCTTCTCCTCCGGACAGATGCTACCAACCTATTTCTGATGGTTCTTCAGGTAACATGAAGCTCCCAATGCTTTGTGTTTACTGTCCCCACAAATTTGAATGTCACAAAGATGCCAACGATGGGCAAGGACTTCGGGTGTTTGAATACTCTAAAGGTTTAACTTATCTTACTACCACAGTAAGAGAACCAAAAGTTTTAGAAATTACAGATAGGTTTAAATAATGAAAAAGATTAATTACAAATTTAATGAAAACAAACTCATACAAGAACTTACAGCTTACATTAATAATACTTACGGTGAACACTATGCATCAGATAAGTATCAAGCAACGGATGTTATCATTGATAGTGGACATGGTGAGGGCTTTGCGTTGGGTAATATAATGAAGTATGCAAAAAGATACGGAAATAAAGAAGGAAAGAATCGAAAAGACTTGCTTAAAATTTTACATTATGCTATAATAATGCTTTACATACACGACACGGAGAACAGCTAATGGTAGAAGATACTGTTGGAACTAAAGAATATTTAGGAATTAAAATTAATTATGACAAAGAATCTAACTTGGATAAGTTTAGTTTAGACACTTTAAAAGATAGATATTTTATTGAAGGAGAAAACTATGCCCAAGAAGCATTCGCAAGAGCCTCCGTCTTCGGAGCAACCTACAAAGGTGTCACGGATTATGAGTTGGCTCAGAGACTTTATGAATACAGTTCCAATTGTTGGTTCATGTTTAGCACTCCTATACTTAGTAACGGAGGAACCAAGCGTGGGCTTCCTATCAGTTGTTTTCTTAATTATGTTCCTGACAGTCGTACTGGGTTATCTGCTCACTATGATGAAAACATATGGCTCGCAAGTTCAGGTGGAGGTATTGGTGGATATTGGGGAGATGTGCGTAGTAATGGTATATCTACTACTCACGGTTCTAAGTCTACTGGTTCTATCCCCTTTATGCATGTCGTAGATTCTCAGATGCTTGCCTTTAATCAAGGCATAACTAGACGTGGTTCTTATGCAGCTTACATGGATATAAGCCACCCTGAGATTGAAGAGTTTATTAACATGAGAAAAGAATCAGGTGGTGATATCAATCGCAAATGTCTCAACCTACATAACGCTATTAACATTACTAATGCTTTTCTCAAAGCTGTGGAACTTGATGAAGACTGGAGATTGATTGACCCTAAGACTAATGAAGCTGTTAAAACTATTAATGCTAGAGATTTATGGTGGCAACTAATTAATGCTAGAGCAGAAACCGGTGAGCCTTACATTGTCAACATAGATAATTGTAATGAAGCTTTACCAAAACAACAAAAAGATTTAGGATTAAAGATAAATCATAGTAATCTTTGTTCAGAAATTACTTTACCGACCAACGAAGAAAGAACAGCAGTATGTTGTTTGTCTTCTGTAAACTTAGAATACTTTGATGAATGGTCAAAGGACGATAACTTTATACAAGATTTAATAACCATGCTTGATAATATAATTCAACATTATATTGACAACGCTATAGATACAACACAACTAGGAGAATACAGTGCAAATTTTAAAAGGTTTCAAAACTACGTTAGAGAAGGTAAAGAGGGTTTCACTAAGAGTGCCTATTCAGCGTATCGAGAAAGGAGTCTCGGGCTTGGTGCTATGGGTTTCCATGCTTATCTTCAACGTAGGAACATCCCTTTCGAGGGTATTTACGCATCTGGGTTTAACTATAAGGCATTTACTTACATTAAACTCAAGGCAACAGAAGCAACTAAAGAGTTGGCTATTCAAAGGGGTGAAGCTCCTGACATCCACGGTAGCGGTAAGCGGAATGCTAATCTCCTTGCTATTGCTCCTAATGCTAGTAGCAGTATCATTTGTAGTGGGACTTCTCCTAGCATTGAGCCTTATAGGGCTAACTGCTATACTCACAAAACTTTATCCGGAAGCTATCAAGTAAAAAATAAATATCTTGAAAAGCTTTTAAAATCTAAAGGATTAAAAGGTAAAGAACTAGAAAATATTTGGAAAGATATATCAGGTACTCATGGTTCTGTTCAGCACTTAGATATTCTTACTGATGATGAAAAAGAAATATTTAAAACTGCTAACGAGATAAATCAAATATGGATTGTTGAACATGCATACAAGAGACAAGACTTTATATGTCAATCACAATCAGTTAATTTATTCTTCACACTTCCTAAAGCTACAGAGCCACAAGAAGTGCACGATGAATATATGCAGTATGTCAATGATGTTCATTGGTATGGTGCAAACAAACTAAAGTCTTTGTATTACTTCAGGTCTAATGCTGCTCGTAATGCAGAGAACGTTAATATAAAAGTTCCACGTATCAAACTCGATGAAGTGGAATGTATTGCTTGTGAGGGATAGTATGAACTGTTGGCACTGTAATACAAAATTAATATGGGGTGGAGATCACGACATTGAAGAAGATGAAAACGCTTACCTCATTGAAACCAATTTAAGCTGCCCTAATTGTAAGGCAGAAGTTTATGTTTATTTACCAAAGGAAGAAAAATGAGTCTATTAGGAACAAGAGAATATTACAAACCGTTTGATGATGCATGGATGTTTGACTACTATGTATTACAAAATCAAATGCACTGGATGCCGGAGTCTGTACCACTACATACAGATGTTAAAGACTGGCA